ATCAAAGACATAAAATGTCTCTCAATAAATGTTTTCAAATGGATGGTTCTGGGTTTGATCGAACTCAATTCGAAGAGTTGAAAGTGATATGCGAAAAACGTATATACACTTATTTAGCCGACCATGGCAAGATCAAACACGTGGATGCGGAAATATTCCGCTCGCAATCATGTCGTGCAACCGTCAAGATACAAGGATTATGCACTAAGAAAGTCGCTGGGAAGGCAGAACTTTTCAGTATAGGCTCTTATGATAAAACTGGTTGTACTCAGACCGGTAATGCTGATACCACATTTGCGAACACACTTCGTATGTGTTTATACCTCCGATTCATTATGGAGGATTTATGCAAAATGGATGTGGCGGCATATGATCTTGACGTAGCTGGAGATGATGGAGCAATTTTTACTGACCTATCATTCTCCACAGAAATCTTTTATAAGAATTTCTATTTAGTTTTTACTAAAGAGAAAACCGGACAACATGCTTTAGGTCAAATGGCAAAGTATGTTAAAATATCTGATTATTCCGGATTAGATTTCTGTTCGACCGAAACGTTTTGGTGTCCAGGTTGCATTTCCTGGAAAATTGTACGAAAACTTGAGAGAACACTTACTCTCACCTCTTGGTCACGATCTTGTTTAGCACTTAGCTCCAAAGACCAAATTTCTTACATGAAAGAATTGTACAAAGCCAATGAACGTTGGTGTTCTGGATTACCAATTATGGGAGCATATCACAATATGTTATTACGATTTGCATCGTATATTATTCCCACCCCTGATAATAAGAAAACTCCTCGAATCAAGTCTAAAAAAATTCTACCAGTCACTCCTTATTATCAGACAATGTACCAAGATTCTCGACACGAACTTTACGAAAATTTATTGAAAACTTTCGATCGAGATGAAGCCAGAGCCCTTTTGGATAGACAATCTGAAAAGAAAAGTTGTTGCGCTTTAGCATATGGAGATTATCTCCTTTTGAATTACGGACTCACACCAGAAGTCATCATTTATATCGAAGAGATATTTAATTCACACAACAACATCTTAACTTCCATTGACATCCCAAATTTCAAGGAAATGATTTCATTCAAAAAGCAGATTGAAGAAGCTCAATCTGATCTAGTTGATCTTGTCTTTGATCCAAAGACCATTAATG